AAGTTAAACGCCATGATTGATCTCCTCTTGCTTTACTAGAAACTCGGCTTGCTCAGTTAAAGGCCAATGAGATCCATCAGGCCAGATTGACACCCACACAGCACAAGGCTGGCAATAATGTCGGTTGATTCCTTTAGACTTAGCATGCTGACTTACCACAGTCCAGACTGCAAAAGTCTTACCTTTGCCATTTGGGTGATCTTGACCCCAACGCATCTTGCAATAATCGCACCAAATACCGGACTTTGCTTTAGTAACTGTCAAGGTCTGACCAATCAGTTGATGTAATAGAGCCAGCGATTGCAGAGTAGCTACAGATGTCTTTGTAACTGTCTGGGTGGTTTGCCGTAGTTTTGATTCTCGAGATTTTGGTGAGGATAAGACAGATTGCGACTTCGTGAGGCTCGATGTTTTTGTCAAGGTACACGCTCCAGAGTCTTGCGATCTGAATGTGATTGAGAGTTGAATCGCCGTACTCACTACCTCGCTCGACGAGGAGTGCTTTGGCTTCATCGAGGATTTCACTGGCCTTCACTCTGACCAGAATGTGTGTCGGGCAACTGAGCGACCCAGTGCGTAACCTTCTTCTTTGCCTTCTTTGAATCCCATGCCATATCCAGCAGCTATGCCAACAACTAAAAACGCTAACATAACTAGATAAAAATAAAGATCTGTGTTCATTTTAGCCCTTTCCATCAAGTCAACGGTTGACTGATAAGGCTTAAGGTACAGGTTGCCGAGGACTAATCAATCACCTTTTGATAACGAAACGGTAACAATTCTGCATCGTCCATGTGGTTGTCGATGTCGCGCCGAAGCGGATTATCGAGATCGTCCATACCTGCGACCGTTAACGGCAAAGGTTCCGTCCTTCTCAATGTGAATGATTGACACCTGAACGCCTTTAGCATCTTCTTCGATGATTATGAAAGATTGCTGCCAGTTCATTGTGCCTTTTGTGTAATGAGCCTTGCGAATGTCCATCAGATGTCCACCCTCGAAGCCACGCAGGATACGGCCTAATTTGCCCCCTGAAGCCTCTGTAAAGGCCGATTGACCAGCCCTGTGAGTGTGTCCGCAGATCACGCTTAGCCCATGCCTACGGGCTGCTTCTAGGGCTGTAAGGCCAGGCGTAGGTTTGATGGCCTGTTCATCACCATGGACTGCAACATAACCTTTAGCAATAGCAAACGGCTTCTTATGGTATGAGATACCCAATTCATCAAGCTTCATAAACTTTTCAAAGCGCAGTTCTGGCAATGACATGAATGCTGGGATCTTATTCATGATCACGTTATAAAGTCGATCAGTGTGGTTTGACCTGATCATGTGAGCTTCTTTGGCATGCTGGGTCAATTCCCATAGGACATCGACAGTCATGTCGCGATCACTAGCTAGGGTTTGCTCGTACCAGCCTGGCTTGTTTTCTGTCCATCGGCTGATCTGTGGGAGATCGATTTCATCTCCGAGAGTAACGACAGCATCGGGGCGAAACGCTTTAATAAAAGCCGCAACATTAGCGACTGCAACCGAGTCGTGGAAAGGCACTTGAAGATCTGGCACAACAACTGTGCGCTTCATTAACCAACCTTGTCACATCGAAGGCAAACATTGCCAAAGTAAAGATGCCCTCTGAGTAAACACTTCAGTTTTTCTTTAACTTTTTTCATTAGTCCTCGTCATCGTCAGGATAAAAGTCCGGCATTCTGCTGGGATTATCGTTGATGCGTTTAGGCAGAATCCAATCAGGATATGAGTAAGGATCCATAAGTAGTGACATACAGATATCTGTGGCAAAGCCAGCCTTGCGCAAAGCCTTGTAATACTCATTAAGACCAATGCAATACGCTTCTAATGGCGTATAACCTTGATCCTCTAATGCCTTTGCTTTGCGCGGAGCCATGACTTATTTTAGCGTTCTAAAAGTATGTTGTAAATCTCATCGACTCGTGTGTTGAGTCGCTTGATCTCGCTCAGCAAGTGTGTGATCACATAACCAGCCAATCCACCGATTGTCACAAGAGTGGCAATATAGAGCTGAAAGAACTCGCCCTGTGTCATTTTCTTCCGAGTTCATCTTTTGGATCGAGGTATCTCAATACTGGAGGGATAATCGATGCAATACCAGCAGCAATCAAAGCCTTAGGCTCTGTCACTCCAGCTGCGTACATTGAGATGATTGCAACTAAAAATGCTCTGCCCCATGAACCTGCTGCGTTTTGTAGATCTTTCATTGTGATCCCCCGATCATAGGTATTTGAAGAAACTCACCATTAAGGTCAGCCGCTTGCGTAAACGAAATATGGCAGTGGTGATTATGTTTGTTGATGCCTGTGTATTTACGCCACTTCCAAGCGAGTTTTGAACTGGCAATCTTGCCGTCAAAGATGATGTAGCTGATGCGCTTTGACTTATCAGACTTTGCAAAGACACGAATCTGATCCGCAAGATCTGGCATGAGGTCAGGTTTAGCTTTGCCTGCAAGATCTCGATCGACATCGATGGCACGAACCCAGCCGTTAGCATCAGGATTGTGATCTGAAACGCGCGCGCTGTGTCGAGTATCGCCGATCCAACCATCAGAACTTCGATCTCGATCTCCGAAGGTGTCGTCAATCTGTTCTCTTAACTGGATTGCGCACTTAGAAAGTCTTGGCTTCATTATCCGAGCAGGAGTTCTGCTTCTTGCGCGCTAATGCCTAACTTTGATAATAAGGCCGCTTTTTCAGCTGCTTTGGCCTTTGCCTCAGCTTCACGCTCTTTTGCACCATTGGCTGTTTCTAAAGTACCAGCCTCGTGCATCGCAATTTCGTCAGCAGTCATATCACGAATAACTTGCTTTCCTGTTTCAGCATTTACTATTGAGATTTCTAGGGTCATGATGTCGCCAATCCATAGACAGAAACTGCACCGGTAATGTTAGAAGATGATGATTTCAATAAGAAACCAGTATAAGTTTGATTTGAAGTGTTTTCGCCACCTGTGAAATATGAGTAGGGAGTGTTTCCATACACGCCTGTACCATGCCATTGTGGTGCTTGGCTAGAGTTTCCAACTTGGTTCATAGTTAATGAAACTGAAGATGGTGTTGCAGAACTGCCTATTCTTTCCCAAATACGGAAGTGTGCCAATGAACCAGTTAAAACGTTGGTTAGAGTTCCACTAGAATCAACACCTCTGGAAGCACCAAGATAACTAGCTGCTTGAGTTGTTGTTCCGTATCGCATTTGCATTTGCAGTTCGTCTGTTGAAGTTGCACCAAAAATGTATTCAATGTTGATTAAATAACTCTTGTAAGTAGATGAAAATACTGAATCAACAGTATGACTTGCTACTGCCGAAAATGTGCTTCGGTTGATGAGTTTTAATCCAGATGAACCGCCTACTGCTACCCATGCCGATCCGCTGTAATACTCGACGGAATTAGTGTCGGCCAAGTAAGACATATTGCCTTCTTGTGGGCTAGTAACAGCAGCAGTACGAGCAGCCGCGCTAGCGAATACCCAGACTCCCTGCATAAGATATCCGTTAGTGTCTGCGGCTGTGAGAACATCACCTGTGGCGAATGTCTTGAAGCCTTGTCCTGCTGCCATCTGTTCTCCTTAGTAAGAAAGTGTGTTAGTGCCTAGTATCCCATAATCAGTACCCAATACAAAGGACTCAATTATAGGTTCTAGGGTGGTTAGTACGGTCTTCCAAGCACTCGGCCGAATATCGTGAGATATACCGAATACCTGCAAAGTCTTAGTTAAGGTCGATGACCCTGGTTGTGTGGTGCTGATGGTTACTGGATCAAAGAAATCAAGGTCTAAAGCGGCAGTAATGCCAGCATCGTAATTTGCAGTGTAGAGATCCAAAGTAACTGCATCGCAACGGATCGAGGTTTCTTGCCTAGAGGCCAAGAATGCTTGTGCATTGTTCAGAGCTTCTGTGTCCGTTTCCATCAAAAGATTTTGCTCTTGATAAGAATGCAAGAAATATTTATCAATCGAATTTTGGTTGAATGCAACTTGCGGGCTGCCGCCTGTGCGAGTAACGCTGACCTTGTTGAAAACAAGAGTATCGTCTAGTTTCCATAAAGCATTGTTATATGAAATACCAGTGCCATTGTCATTGAAATCAACGGGAGTGCCAGCAACACTAGATGAAGTAAGTTGGCGGTCTTGAAAAACAACATTTCCAAATCCGTCCATATACAAAGAACCATATTCAGTGCTAGTGACTGTTTGCATTGCAGCTAGAGAAGTTCTAAGAGTGCCCGGGTCTGCTTGAACTGTGGTTTGCCCAGCATCGATATCGCGCATGCCAGTAGGCCAGCCGATTGAATCGAGGATCTTGCCTATTCGAGTGCCACTTGTTTGACCGCTTGGAGTTGTTGCCACTGTGGTTATCTGGGCATTCTGAAATAATCTAAATCCGTCAACGGCTTGGATTGTAGTGTAAACGATTTCACCCACATCTTTAGGGGTAGTCGTGTTATAACTAGTTATGTAGCCAGCAAAGATTGGGTAAGTAGTTCCATTCCAAGATGCAGTAATAGTTACTTTACGCATGGGAGTTAACAAGTTGTAATAAGGACTTGCTGGGTTCATCGGGTTAAAGTCACCGTTTTGATCGATGATGCGAAGGCTCATTGTGCCAGTCTGAAATACATCTGAAAGAGCTGTGCGACCACGATTGGTCTTGATTGAATCAACTAAGTTGGAAACATCGACTGTGACCGCTGTGGTATCAGCAAGAGCATTAACGCCCAGAACGCCAGAATCTAAGATCATAGGCGAAGCAAAACCAGCACCTGTTGAAAAGTTGATAATGGCGTTAATTACTGGGATTGTCATGGCTTACCCATTATCGGGAGCTGCGCCCGGACGGTAGGTGTTATAGCCATTTGTGTTGCCAATAACGATTGCATCATTTACAACCTTGACAATGTCGTCTTGTGTAAGAAGGGAACCTTCCACATTTACATTGACAGTTACGTTAGAAGATGAACTAGAACTGCTAGTCGGAATAACAGGGAACAAATTTTCTAAGTCAAAGAATGATGATGGTATATATACAACTGGCTCGGTTAAAACACTTGTGCTGCCGCCAGCACCAGCACCTGCACCACCTGCACCACTAGCCGCACCACCAGCAGCCGCGGCAGCAGCTTTGGCAGCTTCATCTAGATTACGATCTTTATTTTGATTAGGGTTGAAAGTTAGACCGCTGCCCACAGGCATTCCAGCAATCTTCCCAAGAAGAAGAGCGATACCTTCTAAACTTGTTAATGTGGCAGCGAATGGATCTGGTGCTGGTTTAATGCCAATAATCTGCGCACTTAATTTAGCAGTTGCTATCTGTGAAGCTTCTAGCTTCTTTTGTAGGCTGTCAGCAAGATCATCGTTCTCATTGAGAATTGCTTGCTGTAACTCTAAGCGTAACTTTTCTTCTTTCGTAATCTTGCCTTGAAGAGCAGCATTGATCTGAATCTTATCGAGATCAAACATTGCAGAAGCCTTGGCTAACTTGTCAGTTTTTTGCTTGGCTGCTAATTCTTTAGCTGCTAACTTGGCACGATCGGCAGCAGCCTTGGCCTCGGCTTTGCGTAATGCTTCGGCGTTTTTCTTTTCTAATTCTGCTTGCTTCTTTGCTTCAGCCTGTGCTGCCTTGTATTTGGTAAGGTCAAAGCGTTCGCCAAATTTTAAGCCATCTGTCTGATCAAAGAAGTCTGTGGACTTTTTGCCTAGTGCATCGAACTTGGAATCAAGTCCATCAAGTGAAATGCCTACCGCTGTGATGATAGCAATGATTCCCGCAGCAGCTGCAATACCACCGAAAGGGTTTAACACGAATGCTTGGGCGATTGCAGTGGTCAGCGCAACTACTCTAAGAGCCTTCATGGCCTTTGTAACGCCACCAAGGATCTTGATTGTGCCATTCACACCAGCCTGAATCTTACCTAGTGTGAACAAGGCTGCAAAGGCTATTCCGACTGTCTTAATGACAGGTAAGAAGTCCTTGACTACTTGGCCTAAGTTGCGGATTGCTTCCCCTGCATTAGTGCCAAAGTCGATAATCTTTTGTTGCAATACTTCAATGTCTTGTGATCCTGTTGCAACCATAAGCGCATCAATCAAGCCTTTACCGATTGACTCTTTGGCTTCATCGATCGCGACATTGATGCGGGCTAACTTGCCAGCAAAGGTATCGGCAGCAACGGCAGCACCGCCACCGAAGATGTCATTGAATCGAGCCATGATCTCAGTTGCAGACATGGTTTTAAGTTCTAATTGGGTAAGGCCAAGGGCGTATTTCTTTAGACCCTTTGTGTTGCCAAGTTGAGCAGCAGCCAGATCAGATACAACAGTATTGAGATCAATGCCACTAGCTGCGCTAATATCCATTGCAAGGGTTAACGCATCTTGTGCCGCACTGACTGAGCCAAGAGTCTGAACTAGTTTCGCCATGGCCGGACGAAGCTCAGAATCAGACACACCTGTCGCGAGCTGCATCTGAGATATGAAGGCTTCGACTGATTGGGTAGCCATGCCAAAGCCAAGGTTCTGAAGTGTGTTAGCAAGTAACTTGGCAGACTTTTCTTCTTCTGCGAATGCTTTAATTGCCTGATTGGTTAGGGCAAGTATCGATCCACCAATTAAGGCTTTCTTTAAGGTGCGACCAAGCTTCTCAATAGACTTCTCAGTCTGGTTAAATGCCTTCTTGCCAGTAAACTCGGCAGCAATATCAATGACAATATTCGAGGCCATTACTTCACCACCTTAGATTGGCTTTCAAAGTTTCGTCTAGCATTCTCGATAGCCTTTAGAACGCCATCTCGGGCTTTGCCTTGGTTCTCTTCATAGGCGCGGAATAACACGCGGCCTTCCATCTTGTCAGTACCCTTCATTGATGATGAATACTTGTTGTTCAAGTTTTGCACGAATCGACTGTTGGGAGTTTTACGGCCAGCAGTTTCATAAATAGCACCAGCTGCGCTTTTGTTAAACAAGCGCGCTAATGATCTGAATCCTCGGCGATTAGGTTTGCTTGGCGTTGTTTTGTAACCAATACCAGCTTTAACAATTTTTGGAGTATAGGTAGGAAAAGTGCCTTGGCTCTCTGGCCTAGGTAACCAGTTACTAAGGATCTGGGATTCGCTCGGTGCGTAACCGCGAGCAGCTTTAGAGACTGGCTTTAGAGCGAATCCCATTTCCTTCGGTAATGATTTAGCTAAAAGAGGTGAGTAGTTGCGAAGGGCTTTACGCAGTGCGATTGCGCCCT